TGCTTTCTTTAATTAGTTCGTTGATATCATTTACTGCTAAGGAAATTTCGTGTTGCTCGGATCCACCATCAAAGATTTCATCCATTGCAAGCCAAAAGAAATCAAGTATTTCTATTCTCTTGTTGGGGTGCAAGTTTACCATATCTTGCACCCAATCTCTAAATTCATTTTTGTTCATAGTCTTAGATTCTTGTGTGGTTATATTCATATACTGCTGACTCAAAAGTTGGGATGTCCATCCAATCACCATACTCACCAATTACCTTTTTCATCCAAGGGGTGCAGTCTCGGTGGTTTTGCCTAATGAGGGTTGCCTTAATTTGTTTTGCATAAGCAAGGACATCGTTAACTGATTCAAAAGGCGTTTCGCAAGTGTAATCAACATTGTCAATCTGGAAATCATAGAAGTTGTTCATAGTTTTATTTTTTTAGGTTTTTGATGTCAAGCATCCAATAGATGCCGTAAGTAATTGTGGAAAGTAATGCGATGGCAATTGCCAAATCTTGTAGGATCTTCATAAGTTTTGGGTCTCAGATTTGCAAGCAAGGATAAGCCAAAAGGATGCGAATAGCATAGAGGGAAGTGCTACTTCAAAATCACAAGTGAATACTGAATAGACGAAGACGATAGTACCAAGCAATCCGAAGATAAGTGAGGCGATGATAAGTTGTTTGTTCATAGTTTTTAGATTAGATTACATTCATTTGTTTGAAATAGTCAAGGACATTAGCAATGGTAACAAATTCACCAAGATGAATCTCATTAACATAGTCAGTAGAATCAAATAGAGCATACTGCGAATAGTCTCCTTTGTAGTCAGAAGGAAAGAATAATTTGTAGACAATTCCATTGATGTTGAAGGAACAAGATGGTGATTCATCATTCCCATAGGAATCGTTAGTTACTTTAGTTACTGATTGGAATTCGTAGTTAAGGATTGCGATACAATTGTCTGCATTGGCATTCCAAAAGAATGTGCTTATTTCGTTTGTCATATGATGGTTGTTTAGTTGATGGGAGCAGACTCGAACTGCTTGTATGCCTTTACATTCCCACCACGATATGCTGAACTACAATGCCCATATGTCCCTACCTTGTCAGAGGATTCCTACATATGGCGATAATTGTAGTGCTGAAATTTTCGCAAATGCAAAACCAGAGATAGTGCATTTTGAAATTTTCAGTATGTCAAAGAACGATTCGATGAATTCTCGGTTGGTGATGTCTCCACTCCCATTTACATATAGACCTTGCTTTGCTTTCACCCCACTCCACTACCTTGGGTTACTTACAATCTCAGCATCTATAAACCTACAACGAATTCAAAGAACGAATGGTGGATGTGGTTGGTAATGCTCCAACCCTATGCTCACTTGAGACATCCATCCCCTAGAGGATTAGGCAAGGAATGGTTGGTCAAGCAATGCCCTAACTGAGGCCATCAATTGCTCCGTGGTGAAGGTATTCTCTTCGTCTAATGCATCACGATATGCATCTTGGGTGAATGAACCTACCAATTCATTGTGCAATGTGGTTGCAAGGAGACGAGCAAATCGCATTTGGCCTTTCTTGGTAGTGCCTATGGTGATGCGACATTTCAAATCCTCCGACATCTTTACTGAGTCAACAAGAAGCACATTATCTGCAAGCAATTGAAATTCAAATGGAGTGCGTAATGATAGGCCTTTGCCATTGCCATTCATTTTGGTCATCGTGATGGTGCGATAGAAACGATGGGCCAATGCACCCACCACCATTCCGAATGTCTTGCCTTCGAAATTGTCATCCAAAGTGATGGCGTGGCGATAAACTTGTTGACCTTCTACATTCTGAGAAAGGATGATTTGAACTTTGGCGTTGAAGTTCGTGTTTGGGGTTGTTTTTGTGGTTTTCATATGTATGTGTTTATGTGTTTTGCTTGAGAGGATATTCCGATTTGGTTCTGCAAACATACATCAGAAGGGATATTCAAGTCAAGAATTATTTTTGCTTTTGATGAAATTTAGAATGATTCTAAATAGTATTTGTATGTAAATCAATAAGTTAAGTATAAAACCCTCACCAAAAGCTTTGTGTATGTATGTGAGCAAATGTGGATGTGTATGGGCAAATGGATGTGGCAAATGATTGGGAGATTTCGCATTCAAATGTGGGTGCATCCAAATCAAAAATCGGATGGATGTGTTATGCTTACTTCCGATGGGTGCATAGGTTTGGAAATGCAGATTTTTTGATGGGCAAATGGGCCAAAATTTGAAAAAGGCCAAAAACAGTGGTGATGTATCTGCCTCGGCCCAATGGTAGCAAGGGTTTGCTATGTACACATCCGTTCAAATGTGTATGGATAAAAGCAGATTTTATTATCGCAAAGATCCGATTAAGGTAATGATGCTTTGATGTTGTATTCGTAAATCGTTGAGAATCAAGAAGATAGGGGGGCTATTTTTTTTTCCGCACGCCCGACTAAAAAAGCGTTATATAACCTTCACCACTCGCATAAACTTTATTCTGCACAATAAACCGCCTGGGTATATTAAGCAAATCCAACTTTATAGTGGGGGGCTATTTTTTGCGGTAGGTAGTGTTTTTCGCTACTTTGTGCAACAGAGTGCTGCATAAATTTTTCGGAAAAATTCAGGCAAACATTTGCCACTTTTTTCTATCTACTGGCAATTGTTAGTTGCTGCCAAAGTCGGTAGTAAAAGAGTGCCAAAAGCGGAAGTGGTATAATACCGCTCGGTATAAAATCAAGAAAAAAAACCCTTGTGATACAATTATACTCCCGTTCGGTAATGAGAATAATGGGCGCATTGTATGAAAAGTAGGCGCATATAAAAGAAAAAGTCCCACGAGCAGATCTTACGGTATGCAGGTGGGAACTTTCGGTCTAGGGAGACTATCCCTAGAGGGGTTCTTTACAAAGATACTATTTCCAGACTACGGAGATATCAGCAGCACGGACAATTATCTTCTCCTCTCCTTCTATATCTATGTGTTCTGCGTTCCTTAGGAACATAAGGTTGACTGAGACCCGATTCCCAACTTCTATGCCTTCTACTTCATCACCTATGGCGAATACTTCTAGTTGGTTCCACTTCTTCATCTGCTCTTCTTGCAACTCTTTTTCCAAGGCAGCATTTACCTCAATGGCACTTTTTTTAATTTCGGGTGGAGTAAGCAATACTCTTTGGCCCCGTACAATATACTTTGTCATAATTTTTCTGCTTCGGTATCGTTATTTTCGATTAGACTCATCGCTTCCTTGATGGCGTACATATCGGTTACACTGAGACCTGTTTGACGTAAACCTGTCTGAGCCCCCATATCAGTTGTGGCCTGCTCCAAAGAAGCTGCACTCGCTGGGTAGTTATCCATATGCCGACCCATTGCCACCTTGACCAATTCATCCTTGGTCTGGCGAATCGCCCACAGGTATGTTTTCATATACCGTAGGTATTGTTTCTTGTCTATCTTAGGACTTCTGTGATTCGCTTTCATCTATGGTTGCAAATATACGGTAAGCGATTTGAGGAACAATGGCGTTACCATAACCCATTATACTTTCTTTTCTCCACTTAGGAAAGGTAAGTCCGTCCAATTCAAGGGGAAGCCCATCATCTCCGCTACAAAGTGGGGATTTAATTGGGAACCAGTCCCAAGCTTCGGATGGTCCACCTTGTTGGGAACAAACATTGTCATCTGTCTTAGAGTCATCTGGAGATTTACATTCTTTTCTTTGTGCCTCTGAGACCGAGCCAAGTATGTTTCGGGTTTCGCTGCCGTGTTCCAATCGTAACTGTTCGGTGTCGGTAATAATCCCAAACTTGCTTTTCCGCTCAACATATTCGCTGTTCCGTCCGATCTCAACTGACCCTTCCAATCCCCGGCTATTGGTGTCGGTAGCGTCTCTCTTATTTTCGGATTTCCCAAACTGAAATTGATTCCGCCTTTTGATTCCCAACTCTTGCTCGTGTTCTTGTCTATGTAGTCCGATGCTTGTGGTGTCGGAATTATCCCCCTCTTGTAAATGAATCCCGTTGCTACCTCCTGTGCTAGTGTCCCGGAGTTCCCGAAGACCTGTTCCTTCTTCGATAGGTTCTCGCTGTATGCATCCATCGCTGCTGGTGTCTTTAGCAATAATGAAGACCCTGTCACGTTTGTGTGGTGCATTGATGCCGACAGCTGGAAGTACAATCGTTTGGACTTCGTATCCCTCACTTTCCAAATCAGCGTACACCTCTTCGAGAACCAATCCGTCCGACCAACTAAGGAGTCCACGAACATTCTCCCCCACGACATATCGGGGTTTGATTTCTCGGATCGCCCGGAGCATTTGGGGCCAAAGATGGCGGTCATCTTCTTTTCCCATCCTTTTTCCAGCGGTACTGAAGGGCTGGCAAGGAAATCCACCGGAGAGTACATCGATTTTTCCTCTCCAAATTCTAAAGTCAGTTGTCTTGATATTGTCATAACTTTGGGCCTCAGGCCAATAAAAACTACATAATTGTCTACTGAAAGGATTAATATCGCAATGAAACTTATTGTCCCACCCCATCCACTCGGCTGCTAAATCAAATCCTCCAATTCCACTAAATAAACTACCGTGATTCATAATATTCTCTTTTAAGTTTGTCCATTATCTCCATTGCCTCATCATAGGTCTTCATCTTCCTCCTGTCCCCAAACTCCCATAACTGATGACATTGCGAACAATATATCATAAAGTTTTCGGGATGATTTCTCAGACTCGGATAAGAACCTTTCGTAATGATATGCGAGATGAACATCGGACTGAAGTGTGGTAGATGTATACCACACTCCTGGCAGTTGTGTGAGCGTAACTCCCACATCTCCCGATACCATCCTATATCCTTTTTGCTCATCCAATTCTGAAGACTCTAGATCCCTTAGTGTTGGGTCTCCAAGTGACCTTGCCCTCGTCTGAGGCCAAAATCATATTGTTGCCCATATAATTCTTGATGTTATTGGCGGCCTCTCGCTTCTCATCCTCAAGAATAGCAATCTCCGTATTCTTGACTTTGTACTGCAAGATAAACTCATCAATCTCTGGAGTAGATACAATCGAAACCTCTTCGGGGTTCTTGTACTTCTCGTTTAAGAACTCAGAGTAAGCCTCCGTTCCATCTGGTGGTGGAGCAAATTGCTCATAGTCCTCATCAGTCTCAAGAGCCAAACGACCAGCTTCTACTCGATTCCAAAAGTCACGAGTTACATTGCCAATCATATCAATCATCTCTTGATCCCTCTCGAACTTGTGAACCTTTAAATTCCGTCCGTCTTCAAGAGCAACAAGATAACCGGTATCAATCCCAAGACCCATAAGATACGTTTGGAGCTGTAGGTAATAAGACGGTGGCACACCGCCAGCCCACTGCTTGCTACTCCAACCACTAATTGTCTTAATCTCAATAACCGCTTCCACATTTTCCAAGTTAATTCTACCATTGCGTATTCTTAAATTTTTTGATGTTATTTGTAATCTGTCTGGAGAGAAGAATAAGTGGGGGTAAAGAGGATTCACAACATACCCAACAGGCTCGTACAAATTGCGAACCTTAGTCTGTGCATCATAATTGCGAAGCATACTTTCGTCATCCCCATCCCAATACTCAAATATCTCAGCGACAGTCTTTTCCAAGATAGTCCCCATAAACATAGGAATGTTCTGATCTACCTTCTGTGGGATAAGTCCTATCTTCTGGTAATATAGTTCTGCTGGACTCTTCCACGAATTGACACCCATAAGAGTACCAATCTCTGAGGCCCCAAGACCACGAGAGCGGAAATTCAACCACTCATCGTAACTCTTGTCCTTATCGATTTGAATTATCTCAAGACCCATTCCTCGAACAACTCAGCAGTTTCCAAAGTAAGGTTACGAATATCTGTAACCGTGAAATCGACTTGTAATCTTGGAACAATGGACTCAACCAAAGAAACGGCACTTTTTAAAGAAGATTGCCGAATTATAGAACGCTGTTCCTGCCCATAGTGTTTCATATGAGCAGGTTCAACTTTCGTACCGATTTTGTTAGCTAATGCCATATCTTGTACGCCTCTTGACATTAGAATGGAAGATCATCATCGTCAGGAATATTGCTGTTAACAGCGTAGTCCTTAACGATATCATTTGGAACAGCAGGAGCTAAGTTAGCAACAAACTCATTGACTTTGTCAACTCTGTAAGTCTCAACCTCTGACCAATCTACACTGATCACTTCGCCCTTTTTGTTTTTCAATTCTTCTGGGGCAGGTACGCCCTCTTGGCCAACTTTGTAAGCCCACTTCAACACTTCGCCATTCTGTTTGATGAACAAAGCACTTCTCTTCTTGTCATCAACGATTTTCAAGTTTGGAATGAACTCTACTCTTTGGTGTGGATCGATTGCCGGGCAACAATGTGCAAATGCAATGAAATAAGCGGTCTGCTTACTAGTAGCCTCTTCGCCTTTCATCTTGATTTGCAATTGATACATCTGGTCATCTTCTAAATTGATGCACAAATCTGTACCATACTTGTGTTCCCTAGTACTAATACCACGGATGTAACCTTCTACTGAGTCAAACAAGATGTACTTGTCACCTTCTTTCTTTGCAATCTTACCTTCTCTGATGGTAAGATAAACTAACGGGGTTGTTTTTTCTTTTAAAGCCATAACTATTGTGAGGCGAATATACTATATAATTTTGTAATTACAAATTTTTTTTGTAAAATTGTAGAATATTATGAACAACGAATTAAAAAGCAGGGTGCTTGATTTGAAAGCAAAATTAAAGCGTGGCGATATGGCTCGTATCGTGGATAGAACTTCTCGCCTAGGCGTTCAGAAGTACGATGTCTATAATATTCTAAATGGTAAGTCTCTGATTGACCAGCAGAAGTTAATCATCGTGATGCGTGAAGTGAAGAAATGCATTGAGGAAAACGAAAGATACCTACAAGAGTTTGAAATGAAGATTTCAACCTGATGACCTTCGATGAGCTAGAACAGAAAATAGTCGGCATCAAGAAAAGAGGACTGAATATTCTAGTTGAAAACGAACTGATTACAAAGGTTAGGAAAGAATACTATGAGACACAAATCAATAAAAAGGTTGAACACATATCCCACCGATTCCGGGAAAATGTATTCTTTCTTAACAAAATCCACAAAGAGAACTGTTCGGCCCAAAAGATTAAACATTATATGGGTGTTGATATCGATATCAGCATCAATAAAGTGCTTTATGAACAGAAAGCGTTGTACTCGCTAAAACACGCTTACATTATTTCTGAATTCTTCGGGCTTCCTGTAGAGTTATTATTATTTCAGGACTTAGAGCCAAATTATGAAATCCTCTCAAGAGAGTACGGTAATCTTTTCAAACAAGATAGAAATTAAACCTTTGTCGGTCAATGAAGCCTGGCAAGGTAGGCGATTCAAAACCGAGAAGTACAAAAACTACGAGAAGTTACTTCTTTTCAGTTTACCACCATCCAAAACCAATTGGGATAAGATACCCATTGAACTTACCCTATCCATCGGATTCAGCAATGTGGCATCCGATATCGATAATGCTGTCAAACCTTTTATAGACGTACTACAGAAGCGTTACAAGTTCAACGACAAGTATATCTTCCGACTGATTGTAGAAAAGGAAATGGTGACCAAAGGGAAGGAGTTTATCAAGTTCACGATAAAAAAATTCTCAAAAGATTGATTTTTTTCTGAAATCGTATTATGTTTGTACCGCAGTTGATACTTTTTGATGGGGGTATGTATTGATCGACTGTGTGGGGATGAACGAGAAAGTGCTCTTGGAAATCACAAAAACCACTACCGCTACCTGAACCAATTTTCGCAAAGCTTTTTTTAAGGCTTTAAAGGAAAGGGGGGAAAGGGGGGTATGGTTTAAATGGTGGTTCACCCAAGAAGAATGCACTACTGAGACGAAGATATCCAAATACTACGAACAAGGACGTAAGAATATCTAAATGCCCTAATTGTGTTTTATCAGTAATTATTACTAAATTTGTAAGTAATGGCATTTACTATAACCAATCAACCCAATCAATTTATATCAGAAAGTGAGAAAAATCAGATTTGGTATAAGGAGAATCTTAAGTTCATTATGTCTCACTTCAACAAGAGACACGATCGCATTTCTCGAATTAGAAAAAAGGATGATTTAGAAAACCCTATTGATGAGGTGGTGAGAATGTTTACTTACTACTTGGGGAGACAATGGAATAAGGATTACTATTACACCACCCAGGATGAAAACAATTGTGATCTTCCAACAGTGTGGATTAATGGTCAGAAGGTAACCTCCTTGGTTGACTTTATGGTGGGTACTGCAATTAAGATGATTCAGAATATCGAACCATCGGTGAAAGCACAATCTGAGGCCGCAATCAATAAAAAAACTTCTTTGCTTGAGGATGCCCTATTGAAATTTGAGGCTCCACAACTATTTGAGGCTATGGCGGAATTTGGAATTAAGTTCCAACCCCTTGGGCCTCAGTCAGAACAATTCGAAACTCCTGAAGCAGTTTATCGTTATATGGAGTATGACTATCGTGAGAAGGCGGAAATCTTAGCCATCAAGATGGTGGAGGATATTCTGAACAGAAACGATTTCCAAAACAAATACAAGCAAGCCTTCTTATACACTCTACTTGGAGGATATGTAGGAGTTGAAAACAGAATAGAAAACGGAAGACAATACTTCGATATTGTACTCCCACACAATTTGATTGTAGACAGGGCGAAAGATGATGACTTCAACCAAGAGGCGAGATTCGTAGGAAAGGTAGACTGGTTGAATATCACCGATATCATCGAGCGTTACCAAGACTCTTTAACTTTTGCTGAGATTGAGGAATTGAAAAAAATCAATATGAACAATCTCTATCAGCTCTTGGACTTGACTACACACCCATATGCCACAAACTGGGCATTCAATGTAAACAATCTTCCGACCTTGGCTTGTGTAACCGGCTATTGGGTTGGAATGAAAGACTTGGGTTATGAGGAGTCAAAGGATAAATTTGGCAATGTGCACTATAGCAAAATCCGCAATGGTCGCAAGAGTCAGTATTGGACCAAGACCGTGTACAAGGGAACTCTCATCGGCAACAAGTATGTTGTAGATTTCCAAGAGACAAATAACATTGTTCGTAAAACCGATAACCCCGGAGATGTAATGTTGCCTTTGCAGGTATTCATCCCCAATATGGTAATGGGTGAGAACAGATCAGTTGTGGCTCGTTTGCACCAACACCAAGATCGTATCGATTAC